AGGTAGAAACCCGGTTGAATGACCCATCAGTCTCAAAGGTTCAGTCAGTCAGTGGAATCAACCACCCCAGAACCGGGATGGATGCCGATTACAACCTCTATACCGGTCTCGAGGGTGAAGCATCCGCACGTGCCGTTCAGAGACTTTACGAACTCAAAACAGGCACCATAAACCCAAATGTTATTTCCGGTCCTGAATGGGACAAAGTCCAGTGGTCAAAAAGTCAAAAACTACCCCATTTTCAGTCTCTTCTCGAGGTTGAGGCACCCCGGGGTACGATCACCCACGGGGACATCAAGAAGGCTGCCGATGTTTATGGGGTTTCCTATGAACCTAGAGGAGGAAGGGCATTATCGGTGGGTCCGAAAACCATTACTGAACGTCGAGCCGAAGCAATCAAGGAACTTCCACGGGTCGGGGGAGGGAAGACGAAGGGACAATATATAGGTGCACCAAAAGGAATGAACCGACCCGGACTGCTCAACGAGATGATGGATAATTACCTGTCGCAAATGCGCGGAGGTGCTGAAGGCAGGAAATGGTACGAGGAAGCAGGTGAGGAAATTCTGAATGTCGCCGGTGGAACCCCAAGGTCATTCTATCCGAATCCTGCAGCCGAAACCCGTGCCCGGAAATTTGCTTCTGGTTTAGGCATCACCTCCCCGGAAATGAAAGTCGACCCGAACCTCGGTCATGCGATCCGGGCACACAATCAGATGATGATGGGAGACCCAGTCTATGCCGGGAAATATCCGAACAAAATGCGGACTGATATAGAGGGTGTTTATTCCGGGGAGACCGGTTCCCTTGGAATGAAACGGGATCCATTCGTACAGCAACTGGCACGGGGTGGAGGATTCGACCCGGATCCAGCATCTGCAAAACGTGCGGTGCATGACATCTGGGACGCTAGGGCACATGGCTACGGAACAGAATTCTCAGCAGGATTATCCGAGGCACAACACCGGTTCCTCGACCAGGTCGATGACATCATGATCGCCGAAGCAAACCGACGTGGAATCGGAGGATTTTCCTCGTGGACCACCGGACGTGCCCAGGCTGCCGTCTGGATCGCACAGAAGGCACAAAGCGAAGGGACACCGGTCGGTGAGGCAGCACGTCATTACGGGGATTTCCTTGAGAAATACATGGCCCAACTTTCCTATGAATCGATGTCTGGGGGGACTACGGGAAATCTTCCGCAACTGAGGTCGGCAAGCCCCAAGTATCAGCAGGAATATCACGACCGGGTGAATGAACTCCTTCTGGACTCGGAGGGTCGGGATAAACTCGCGATGGGTTATGGTCTACTGACAGGACAGTCCGTTCATGGGCCAGGGTATTACAAAGGTATCATCTCACCTGGAACCTCGGCCCGTGTTTTGGCATCCCGGACACCCGGGAATATGGGTTTGATTGATCCTTCTTCGCAGAGGTTGATTGAGGCAACCGAAGGAACACGCGGACTGCTGCTCGGGCAGGATGCCATTGCATTCAATTTGCCAGGAAACCCTGGTGAGGCACTCAAAAATGCAAATGCCTGGGTTATCGATTACGGACGTCCGATCAATGAGGATGAATTGGTCCAGTTGATGGACAAAATGCAGAAGAAATATGGACCAGAAGTCTATGATGATTTTGCACCAGTCCCATCAGCAAAAGGGGTGCGTCTACTGTTCGTCGGAGACAAAGGTATGCGCGGATATGAAGGTGCACGGGGGTCCGCAAAGGCAGCCCAAGGGACCAGCAAGATGGTTAAAAAATTAGGGCAGGAACTGAAACCCGGCAAGGAATTACCGGTCACCTTCCACAAGAACATCGTTGGTGGACAGGGTGCTTTACTCGAGTATGGTTACGCGGAAAATGCTTGGACGAAACTCGGGCACCAGCAGTTCGGGCATGGGTATGTACCCTTATTCGATGATCCGAATAATACCCGGTTCAAGGAAAAATTCAATGAGATGGCCCCGGATATTGCTGCCGGTCTACGGAGGATTGACGAGTCGATGAAAAAGAGAAAAGGGTGGACCTTAGGTAAAAATCTTCAGGATGTCCGTGAGGCTATTGCTAGGAACGGAGTCGATGGATTGAATCACCTGATCAAAAACGGAGTGGTACCACCGACGGTGATCGGTCTGATAGGAATCGGACTGACCCAGAAGGAACGTGAGGATGCCGGACTTGTCAGTCCTTTGAAAGATCAAGGTTCCTGAGCCACTTAATAGAAGCTTTTTCCTCGGGAGTAGGGTCCAAACCCACGGTGCGGATTCGTTCATCCCGGGCACGTTTCTGGAGCAGATAGTTAAACCAGGCCAATCGGCGTTTGCCAGTGTATTTTTTGAATGCTTCCCGGTCGTCGGGGTGCAAATGATTGAGTAGATCATGCATAATAAATTTCCTATATAAAGGATATAAATACCAACATATTAAACTGTTTAATATAATAAACAAATGTTTTTTTTGGATCTCAGGTCTTGAGAAACCCTAGATAACCCCTTTTATTAAGCACCATGACAGACGAAAACCCCGATATCCGAGCACGACGTGCAAAGCAGATTTTAGAAGATCCGCTTTTCGCCGAAGCAAAAACCGAACTGGAACAGTACCTCTTCGAACAGTGGAAGCTCACTGCACCCGAAGACCTGGACCGGAGAGAGAACATCTATTATGTACTTCAGGGGGCAGAACATTTTCACCAGCAAATCTCGAGGATCATCGGTGAAGGGTCTGTCGCGAGACAAGCAGGTGATACACATTTAAAAAAGCAAAGAGTTAGGATAAGAGCATGATGAACGAACAGGCAGCAATCCCGGCAGTCTCGGGAACTGAACTCGAACAGTCAGCAGCAGCATTCGCAAATTTTTTAAACGCCGACTCCGAAGAAGCAGAACCCGAAGCCGTCGCAGCAGAAGACGTCACTGAAGAGGGGGAAGTCGAGGAGGAGGAGGAGTTAGAAGCTTCCGAACCCGAAGAGGGAGAGGAAGACGAGTACGAGTACGAGACCGTCGAGGCAGAAGTACCTGAGGAACCGAAATTGTCCACCGTCCGCGTTGACGGTCAAGACGTCCAGGTCACCCAAGCGGAACTAGAAGCCGGTTACAGTCGCCACTCGGATTATACGCGGAAGACCCAGCAGATCGCTGAAGAACGTCGGCATATGGACTCCGAACGTCAGCAGATCGCTGCAGAACGACAGCAATACATGCAGGTAGTTGCCGCCCAACAGCAGCAACTCGAGCAGGAAACCAAGTCTCAGGAATACACCCCTGAGTACTGGGAGCAGTTATCCCAGACAGATCCGATTGAATGGATGCGTCAGAGGGAAGAACTGAGGGACAAGAAGGAAAAATCTGCGGAACTCCAGCAGGAAATGACCCGGCAGCAGGAAATCCAGGTCAGAGAGCAGGAGGAACGGATGAAACAGGTCCTGGCCCATGAAAACATGGAGCTTGAGAGGGCAATTCCAGAGTGGAAATCAAACCCGAATCGAGCACAAGAGGAGAAAATCAGACTTCGAAACTATGGTCTCGAAACTGGTTTTTCTTCAGATGAAATGGCCCAGGTCTATGATCACCGCGTGGTTGCGACCCTCCGAAAGGCGATGCTTTACGAAGAGCTGATGAAAAACGGCAAAGTCGTGAAGAAACGCATGAAAGAGGCACCTGCAATCGCACCGGGTTCGACTCCCCAGCAGTCCCCACGTCGTCGTCACACCGCGATTTCGAAAACCAAAATGCGTTTGGCAAAAACAGGACGGGCAGATGATGCCAGTGACCTGTTCCGTCAGATGCTCGACGATAACCGGATATAAAGGATAAAAAATGGCAGCAGGAGCATTGGTAGACAGTGCGATGACGACTTACATTAGTAAGGCGTCCGGTAAAGGTGGGGTCCGAGAGGATCTTTCCGATATCATATATAACATTTCGCCTAAATTTCTTGGGCCACGGGGCTGAAAAGCCCTGGTGCAAATCCTGTGAATTGCTGGAAAATCCGGACCGGACAATCAGCAGCGAAGCCTCATATGAGGAACGTTCAACGACCAGGCATATGCCGTACACTCAAGCGAGTGGAAGCGCAGGACACCCCTTGGGGTGATGATATGGTCTCCTCTAACGGGTCGAACCGTTAGCAGTCTGATGACGGGGTAGGGGGTAGCGTCCCTGCCTGAAGAAAAGGACAGATACACCGTTCATTTCGATGATCGGCAGACGGAATGTTTCGAATACCCTATTCGAGTGGCAGATCGATAGCCTCGCGGCAGCCGCCAACAATGTTCAACTCGAGGGTGAAGAATTAAGCCGGTCGGCATCGACCGCAACGACCAGGGCAACGGCAATGTGTCAGATCTCGTTCAAGGATGCGACCGTGACCGGAACTCAGAGGTCAGTTTCACATGCTGGAGCAAACGACCAGTTGGCATTGCAGATGACCAAACGATCGAAGGAACTGAAAAGAGACATCGAGAAAATGGCAACTGCTAACAATGCAGCAGTCACAGGTGATGCAACGACCGCCAGGGAAACCGGGGGGTTAGGTGCATGGTTTACTTCAAACGTGAGCCGTGGAGGTGGCAGTGGAGCAAGTGGATCTTCTGGAACCACCGCAGCAGGTGAAGGAACCCAACGGGCATTAGCTGAAGGACTGGTCGAAACAGTGGCTCAGTCTGTTTACACGAATGGAGGTGAAGCAAAAATAATTATGTGCGGGCCATTCAACAAAACAAAAATCAGTGACTTTACCGGACGCACCAATTCCCGTCACATGGTCGACGAGAATGCTGTCTCGAATAATGTCACGGTTTATGATAGCGACTTTGGAAATTTCAAAGTTGTGATCAATCGTTTCCAGAGGGAACGGGAAGTGTGGTTGATCGACCCGGGATTTGCACGACTTGCATTCCTCCGGAATTTCCAAGTCAATGAAATCGCCAAGATTGGTGATGCCGACACCCGTATGATTTTAGCGGAGTGGGGGTTACAGATTGACAATGAAGCGGCGCATGGAGTCGTCGCAGACTTAGACGACTCTTAATCAGTATCGGTGCCCCTCCGGGGGCACCATTTTAAAATGAAAGCAATACTCGACCACAAAGGTGGAGTCTTAACGACTTTCCACCAGGACGGTTCGGATCCTGAGGATCAGTTTGCAATCCATTCAGTCCAGAATGTTTCGCCACTGATTGAAGCAAACAAAGCATGGTCCGAAGATTTTGATCCAAAAGCACACTTCCGACCTGTCGCAGAAATACCTGAAGTTCTTGTTGGTCAGATGATGCGCGAGGGTTGGTTCAATGATAATAAAAAACTCAAACAATGGCTGAATGACTCGGACAATCGTGCCTTCCGGATATGGCCCGGACGAGTCTAAACGAAAGGGAATTATGGCAGCAGGTAGACCAAAAAAAGAACCAGTACGGAAAACTAATGATGAGTATTTAGAGGAAGGAATCATCGATGTCCTTGGACTGAAACCCGGGGGACGTGCCAAAACGTTCGACCGTTCCTTCGTCACGAGATTTCACAAAGAACATGCACCGTATGGCGATATTTTGCTGATGGCATTAATTGCAAAACACGCGAAGTAAATGGCCCTTGACACCTACAGTAATCTGAAACTGGAAATTGCAGACTGGTTGAACCGGTCCGACCTGACGACCCAGATTGACACGTTTATCGATCTGGCAGAGGCAAGGATGAACAGGGAGATCAGGGTGCGGGACATGCTTTCCCGGACGACCCTTTCGATCTCATCTCAGTTCACAAGCCTCCCGTCAGATTTCATTGCAATGAGGAACATCAATCTTGATACCTCACCGTTGACAGTTCTCCAGTATGTCACCCCCGAGTACATGGACCGGATCAGACGGAACAAGTACTCCTACTCGTCGACATCGATCACGGGGATGCCAGTGTGGTACACGATCAAAGGAAGTGAAATCGAGGTCGTTCCAAACCCGGATTCTGCAAAAACTGCAAACATTACCTACTATGCGAAAATCCCGGCATTGACGACCGAAGCAGACACGAACTGGGTCTTGACGAACCACCCGGAACTTTACTTGACAGGAACTTTGGTTGCAGCATCTGCATTCCTTGTCGAGGATAACCGCATCCCTCTTTGGGAATCGGGGTACCAGAAGGGTGTCGAGGATCTGCATCGTGCATCCGATAATTATGAAATTCCACGGGGTGGGGCAACCCGGATCCGTGCAAATGTTTTGGGGGTCTAAATGCCTACATCTACCACACGATATTCCTATCAGAAACCGTCCGTCGGAGGAGACACGGATAATTGGGGGAATCTATTGAATGCAAATTGGGATTCAGTGGACTCCAATTTATACACGGTCCAGACCACTGCAAATGACGCCCTGCCGAAAGCAGGTGGAGCCATGACAGGGGATATCACCCATGCCTCAGATTTCACCATCGATTGTGGTGGAGATATCACCCTGAGTGCAGACGGAGACCAGGTGAAGATGGACGATGGCACAACAACCAGGTTCCAGGTCGACACTGCAACCGGGGATGTGACCATGACCGATTCGGATGCAGGAACGGCACTTGGTCCAGAACTGAAACTCCACCGGAATTCTTCCAGCCCAGGGGATGATGACGTGCTTGGTGCAGTGACCTTCGCAGGTGAAGATGATGGAGGAAGTGAGGTCGACTATGCCCAAATCCAGACGGTCGCAACGGATGTTTCCAATTCAACCGAGGATGGTGATCTATTAATCCGGACGATGAATGCAGGAACCCTGACGACGGCACTCACCGTGAAATCCGGCGGCGACCTTAAACTTACCGAAGACATTGTCATAGGTAATGCTAAGTACATCGGATCGACCAACACCCCGACTGCAATCCAGATCGAGGCAGACGGTGATGTAGTTATAGCCGAAGATATCATCATAGGTGATGCTAAATACATCGGATCATCGAGTACTCCAA